TTAAAATTATTCATCATCACTATCGGTATCATAATCTCCAACAACACCCCATTCATCATCATCATCATTACCATATTCATAATCATATTGTTGTATTTCATTCCACTTCTCTCGGGCTTCTTCTAATGTAGGTAGAAATACAAAGATTTTTCGTTGTTTATTAAGTTGAATACGCTTATCACTATATAAATCGCCTAAACAACCATCTTTTTTCTCAATCTCTCTCCAAAAAGAAGAATTATCAAACTTTCTTGCATTATAAGATTGTTTTTCATAACATTTAAATAACCAATCTTTAGAATAAACAACTCGTTTTTCTTTCTTTTTGTTTTTGATTTCAAGTCCATAAGTTTTAGTATCATAATCAGTTTGCACTACTAAAGATTTATTCCACTCAATAAAATGTCCGTCATATTCAAAACCTCCGTCCTTCATTACCTTATTCCAAAATACTTTAGGGCTATTCCAATTCATTTCTACTTGAGTTTGTAGGAGAGGTGTTTTCTTAAACATTCTTGGCTTAAACTCACTAATATCACGATTATATAAAATCTTGGCGAAAGCTTCACAAGGTGCATCTAATACTGGTTGAATATAAGCAAGTTTCTCGGGTGTCATTCTTCCCGCAATTTTATTATCTAATTCTAAACAATAGTGCCTTCTATCATCTTCAGTACAACCAGCAAACCAAGGATTATTGGTACTGATAATATAATTAGCAAAACAATCAATCATATAATTTTCTTTACCTTTCTTATTGATTGTTTGTTTACCTTCTGTAATCTTATTTTTGACAATACCTTCCATCTTTTTGTCACCACCCCAAAAAGCTTCATCAAGATTAATTAATATCTTACCTTCTAATTGACCGTTAAAATCACCAAATAAGAAATTAGCGTTACTATTCTGTGCGTAATGTGCGTCCCCTATGATTTTTGATAGTTTTTCAAGAATAATACCTTTACCAGCACCTTGTCTTGATTTTAGAGCAAGTAATACACCCGTTTTAATATGAGGTTTTTGAATGATATGACTGAAATAATTTAACACATAATTATAAGATTCTTCATCACCTTTACACCAAATATCTTTGATTACATTTAAAATTGGTTCTGCTTCTTTTTCATCATAACTATCTGCAACTTCTTTACTAATATTAAATCCATTCCATAAATTAAATAAATCTTTATTAGCATTATCACGAGGGTCAAAACCAATAGCTCTTACTTCTTTTCTATCAATCCATTCACACCAATCTTTAAAAGGGTCAATATGAATTGTTTTCTTTGGTGGTTCTTTACCTTCATCTTCATCTTCGGGGTCTCCATCTTTATAAGTAAATGAAAACTTTTCTTTTCTAAAATGGTCTGAAGTTTTTGTTGCTGTTTTAAGAAACCAGCAAGGCATAGTGATTAATTCATCATTTTCTTTTCTAATAATCTTCTTATCTAGAATAATATAATCACCCGTTTCTTTAACAAAGATAACCCGATTATTCATTTCATTATACATACATTTAATTGCGTGTTTTAATCCTTTACCATACTCAACATCAATTAAACAATTACGAAAAACTTGTTGTAATGATTGAGTGTTTTTAGGTTGATATTTAGCTTTTAGTTTTCTTAAGAAAGTCATACCAAGTTTATTTCCAGTTCTCTTTTTCCATCTTCTCCAATTCTTATTAATTAAATCTAAATCATAATTATCTTCATCTTTCTTACTCCAATCAATATATAGACCAAGACCAATATTATCACCTTCACAAACATTACAAATCGCCATACCAATTTTAATCCAATCATCATATTCATAACATTCATCGGGTAACATATCTAGAATATCTTGAAGTTCTCCCGCATCATATTGTCTTTTAATTGGTTCTGCAACAACTTCTTCTTCAACAATTGCTTTTGCCTTTGGAGATTGAGGCGGTGAAGCTGGTGGAGAAACACCAGTAGGCATCGGGCGTTTAAAATAATTAGTAGCATCTGTACTTTGAATAATATGTTTAGTAAGCATATAATCATCTTTATAATTTACGGGTATTTTTTGTCTCTGATCGTTGGGCTTGTATGAATATAAAAATCTCATATTACCTCCATCACGATAAACTGATTTATCAAACATTTTCTCATTTGTATTTTTAATCTTAATATCATATAGATTATGCTTTTCATTAAACTCTCTTAATTTCTCAACTGTAGTTTCATAATCACATACAACAAAATGAAAGGAGATTGCAAAACCCTTAATCTCATTCTTAATCTTCTTAATAGTTTTGATTTTAGTTTTAGCTCCGTGACTTGATGAAATAGCAATATCACTTTCGGGGTATAATCCTTTTAGTAATTCTAATGTTTCATTTTCAATTATATCAATATTCTTTTTCTGTTCTTCTTCATTTTCATAAAACATATCAATATCATAAAAAGGTTTTACTTTAGATTTATATGTAGTCCACTCAAAATAATATTTGTTTGTATGTTTAGAAGATTTAATCATTTCTTCTATTTCACTTTTAGTTGATTTAGTAAAGGGGTCAATCTTGACATTAAAATTATTCTGTCCCTTAAAATCTTTGAAGTTCATTATATTGTTATCAATCATTTTATTCTCTTTGATTATATTATCCATTTTGTTTTTAAGTATTTTTTGTCTATCCATTTATATTCTAACATAGAAAATAATTTTGATGAATTAACGCAAAAATTAACTTAAATAATGCAAGATCTTAAATATAATGTATTATTATACTTAATATTATAGATAAATACCCTAAATAATCATTAATTATACCCTTTTTACTACTTAAAGACACATATATTTTAAAATATATACTCTTTAAACCACTTTTTTACCTCTTTAAGTAGTATAATATTAGATTAATTAACACTTAAAAACAATTTCTATTAGATTATATAGATAAAATGATATATAATGGATGTAATGGTTCACTTAACTTATATTATAAAGGATTACTTATAAGTTCATTTCCTTTAACAAATAAAAAAACATTTAATAGATATCAATATCAAGGTGATTACATAATATTGAAATCTATGAAACAACAATTTAAAATAAAACAAATTATAAATACATTTACACAATTTTGCAATCTAATATATGATAGAAAGAAAAACAAACAACCAATAAGAAGAAGCGACCATCAATTTTTCATATCTTGTTTATTTGGTTTACTTAAACTTAAGATAATTGAGAATGATGAATTGAATGGATATTTAATTATGCCTATGAAGAAAACTTAACATTATATTTCTTTGTTATAGATGCATCAGTTTTTCGTGCATTACCTCCCAATATATAACTATAAACTCGGGCATAAGCCCAGCTCTGTGGTGATTGATTAGGGCGAGACCCCGATGAATAATAAGCACCTTCACCTTTCTTAAATACTTCATCTATAGCTTTGAAAGGTATTCCAGTAACCTTTGCTATATTTCGTTTACTTCTACCACCTTTCATCTTATCTAATTCTTTACCATACTTTTTGTTAAACTTTACAGTCCAACTTGATTTTTTTGGTTCTACTTTTGTTTTAGGTCTAAATGTCCCTTCAAAAATAGATTTGACTTGTTTTCTTCTATCATTACCTTTCAAACCTTCTACATAGGTTTTCGGTACCATTCTTGATTGACCTTTATAAGTTATCTTCACTTTCTCCACCATTTATATTCTCTAATAGATTTTTTAATGGTTTGATATTTTTTTGTTTTATATCAACACAATCATTAAACTCATCTTTACCCCTATCACATCTTCCTCTCTTTTCAATTGTGTAATCACTACTCTTATGTTCCCAACCATAAATACCATCGTTGCATTTCCACAAATAGAAGATTCTTAAATGAGGCGACTTCTTTAATAACTCTTCACCCTTTTGGTATTTATTATTACCAAAGAATAATGATGGGTATTGATCGTGTTTAATTCTTCTTGTCTTAACTTCAATAAAATAATCTTCATTATATTTATCAAACTCATAATATTTACCCATTTCGGGATTCTTACTACTTCTTAATAATTTACCAAACTCTTGCTCTAAAATACTATGTATTTCTTCTTCGCTTTTAAAACCAAAGTTTAAATCATTTCTTCTAATGTTATTCATTTATAGTATAAGAATAGATTTTAATTTTGCGTGAAACGCATTATACATTAATTCTATTCACAGCAACTTCATATATTTCGGGGTCTTTCTCAATACCAATAAAATCTCTTTTTAATTCTATTGATGATAAACCTAATTGACCTAATCCCATAAAACAATCTAAAATAGTATCACCTTCATTACTAAATAATTCTATTACTAAATCACATAATTGTCGGGGAAATCCAGCGTGTCCCCAATCTTTTTTACCTCCACAAGTTTTTTTTAAACTATTTTTATTTCTTGTAAAAGGTATTTTCCAAACATTACCAATATTTTTTGTTATAAAAATATCATTATCTTTAATTCTTTCTTTATGAATATTTATATTATTATTATGTTTCCTTAATAAAAATATATATTCTGTTTGATTTGTTAATTGTCTATTTGTATTAGCTGGTTGTCTATTATATACAAACCAAATTATAGTATCACATAACTTCCAATATTTTAATGCTATATTTAAAACTTCAAATGCTTTAACAGTTGTTTCACTATCATTCGCAACATTCAATAAAAAATACCCATCATCTTTTAATACTCGTTTTAAATCTTTTAACCATAGTTCACACCAATCTAAATATTGTTTATAACTATTAAAATAACTTTCATATTTAAAACCTTTCCAATAAGGTGGTGATGTAAATATAACATCTATACTTTCATCATCTATTGATTTCAATTTTTCTATGCAATCTCCCTTCAATAAAATCGTCATTTATACTTAATATATATATTTATTTTTTCAATCAAACCTTATGATTATAGGGTTTTCTTTTGTTGTTCTTTTAATTGTTAATTTATAGATATATTGTTGTTTAATTATTTTGTTTTGGTTCATCTCTTCTTCTACTTCTTCACTAATTATTGGATTGATATGATCTTTAGAATAGATACTTAAATTATAGAATCTACACGCTCTTCTTACACTTGGTAAATCTCCCCACATATAAATATTCATAATATCATCAAAAGGGTCACTTTCGTCTTTATATGTTTCCATATCAAAAATATAATCATTTTTTCCCCACTTGATTATCTTTTTAGCTCTAAACATAATATCTCTTTTTTGTTGTGTTGTTGGTCTTTGTTTAATTGATGGTTTCTTTAGATATTCTTTTAATTCAGTACAATTCTTAATTTTATCATTATAAATTACATCTTTAAAATACTCTTCTATATTACTCACTATTTTGCCTTTGGTTAATTCATCATCTATTATTACCCCAAGTTTTCTAAATAGATGCACTATATCTTTCTTTGAATGCGATTTATCAATTATCATAATTTTTATAATATAACTTTTATTTTTATTTTATATTATATACTTAAAAGATGGTTAAAACTCCTCAAGGTGAATTAACTGGTGCTGAATTAAGAAAACTCATAAGAGGTCATAATGTATTAGTATCTATTAAGATACCAAAGGGTACTGATAGAGATGGATTAATTAAATTGATTGAAGGTAAAGGATACAAGATAGATCATAAAAAGAAAGCAATTATTGATGCGAAAAAAGATAGACCTAGGAGACCCAAGGTAACATTAGAGAAAGCAAAAGAATTAACTAAACCTAAACCTAAAACTGAATTGCAAAAACAAAAATCAGCTGAAGCAAAGAAAGAGAAAGAGCAGAAGAAAAAGAAAGAAGTTAGAGCAATTAAAAAAGAAGCAATACAACAGCAAAAGGATATTAAAAAGAAAGTTATGAAGAAAGAAGACGAGGTTAGACCAAAAGAAAAGGTTGGAAGACCCAAGTTTGACCCAAAAAAGATTAAAGTTATTGAACCCAAGAAAAAGGAAGAACCTAAAAAAAAAGTAGAAGATGAGTTTGATAAAGAAGAAACGAAAAATAAAAGAAGAACAAAACAACTGGATGAGAAAATTATTCCAAAATTATTAAACAAAATAACTGAAAAATATAAGTTTTTTGATATAACACATAAAGATTCAAAAAAATACCGAAAAACTTTAACAGAAAAAAGATTTAAAAAAGATAAAGAAGCATTTTACAAAGATTTTAATAAGTTTGATAAATTAGTAGATGAAAGCGAGGATAAAGGCGGTGATGCTGTATTTAGAAATGAAATGATAATTACTCCAGACGGCAAATGGGAAAAGAAATATATGTTTAAGATTAATACAATTAATGAAATGATTGGAAATATAGAAACTTATGAAAAGGAACTTAAAAAGAAATAATTATTCATCTTTCGCTTTCTTAACATAAGTATCTAATGCAACTTGCTTACTATGTCCCATCACTTTATTGTCTTTCTCCAACTCCTCCTTCATATTACCATATTTACTTGATAGATAAATCTTTCTTAAAAGAGTAGTTGATATTTTTTTACCCATATATTTTTCACTATATTTAAGTAATACCTTACTTAATTCTATTCTAGTTAATGGTTTACCCGTTGATGTCTTAAACAATACACCCATACCATTCATCTTCAAATAATATCTTAATATCTTTCTTAAATCTTTATCTTCAATTGGTAAATCCAACTCTTCATACTTTTTTGCTGTTTTGTATTTATTCAATACAAAATAAATATTACCCTTTGATGGTACAACTAAATAGTTATTTTCTTTCTTTTCTTTATCACTTAATTTCTTATATTGTGCTTGATTGATAGCCTCCATACCAGCAACATCATTTCTAAACGGCATTCTCGCATATATATTAAATAAGACATAAGCTTGTAATAATTGCATTTCTTTTTTAGAAATATCATCTTTAGATTTCTTTTTTAAAGGTTTTAATTCATCCGCCATCTTATTTATCATTTCATAAACCTCTTCTATTGTTGCAAAGTTTTTAGATTGCTTTTCACTTATAACACCGCTCTTTTGCTCGTCGCTATATTTATCATTTAATTCATCTCTTAATTTACTATATTCTTCTAGGAGTTTATCATATTCTTCTTTATGATTAAGAGACATTAATAATACAACTACAGCATTTAATATATTGCGTTGACTTAAATAATGTAGATCACTTAATTTATCCATTACATCTTCGGGCTTCTTTAAAAAGTCATAATCATCAGTATCATATATTTTTTGAAGTTTATTTAGATTTACAACATATTGTTTTACTGTATTTGTTTTTAAAGTTGGTCTTGATTTTGAAATATCTTCACTTGGATTTTTACTATCTATAGCCATATTTATAATATAATAATAGATTATTTTTTATATTATAAAAACGAAAAAAAAGGATATTAAAAAGTGGTAGGGGTAAGATGCCGATTTTATTTGTCTCGGAGGGTGTCTCTAACATCCCTTTTTTTCACTTTCTACCCCTACCACTTTTTTAGATTCTATATATTCCCATATTTTCTTTTGGGTTTCAGTTAATTTATCTAGTATTTCAACTAATTCATCATTTTTAGTTTCTTGTTTTAAAAACATAGTTTTATATTTCTTACATTTCTCACATTTCTTTCTACAACACTTCATTTATACTTAATATATATATTTTTATTTATGCAAAATAACAATTAAATCTTCCACCCTCAATAGTTGCAACCTTAAGTAATTCAACATAAACACGGAGAGTATAAGTATCATCACTTAAACCACTTGGTATCTTGTAGATTAAATCCATACCCTTGTTGTTAATCCTCTCACCCTTATTAGGTCTAACACTATTCCATCTAAATAGGGTTTCTAATCCAACAGTTTTAGAAGCTTGTGCGTGTCCTTCTAAAGTTTCAGCTGTAATGCTACTAGTCCCCGACCTCTTCACAATCTCATCGTGAGTAAGCATAGGAACGCCACCTTCAGCCGCTTGTGTAGTAGCAAACTGAAGAGCAGAGTTTTTACGATCAACACTAAACTCAAATCTATCATTATATAGTAAATTGTATTCTAGTGCGTTATCACCAAAGGCAGTTGTACCATTAAGGAGAGATTTTGCTACAAAATTATTATTCGCTTGAAGACCAAAAATTACCTTGGTGCAAAGGCGACCATTACCGCCAATAGGTAAAGTTAGATTAGCAAAGTCATCTACAGCAGTACCAGCATCTTTTACACCAGTCCTTTTAGTGAGGCGATAGTCAGCATACTGAAAAGTTAGTTTAGGATTCTGCTGGGCGTATTTTTCCATAATATCACCATCATAACTAATACTATCATAAACAAGTTTACATTCACCCTCATTAACATCAAAAGATAATGTATCACCATCGCCATTATTTACACAGCACCGCTGGGATTTAACAGCACCCGATAGAGAAGAGGTAGGATCTACAAAAGTCAAATCAATATGGACTTCTTCATCTAACATAAACATAGGCAACTGATTGAACTTAAGGAAAGGGAATAGATCACTTAAATAGACCGAATAAACTGGTGCTTCGCTAATAGTTTGGGCGGATGTACCATCTTGCTCCATAAATGGTAGTAATTCAAAAGCACCAGCACCACCAGCAGCGGGAACAACTGGATAGCGTCCAACATCAATACCAATCCTTTTAGCAGAGTTAGGTGGTTTATCCGTTGTATTTTCGGTGCGGTCATCATATACGGGCATATGGGCGATGCATCTTTGAGATAAAAACTGCTCTCTTTCTTTGTTATCTTCATTAGAAATAAACATAGATTGGTAGGCGTGGAACTGGTTATAATCATCTACCGAACAAACAGTATTATTACCAATAGTAAGCTGTGCGTTTTTAATCAACTGGGAAACACCAACATTTAAGGGGTAGAAACCTTGAGCTACTCCCGCTTGAGGAGTTATTGCAAGAGTAACCTTGGAGTTGGAATGAAGAAAACCAGCAACACGAGATAGAGTAAATCTAACTCGTCTTTGCGAGAATGTAACGGGGTCAATTACATCAGTATGTAATTTCTGTCCGTAAGAAGATGGAATGGCTCCAATTTTAATAAGGTCGGGGATACGGTCACTATCACTCATTTTATATAATTAAATATATATAAAAAACAATAAAAATAAAACATTAAAAAATAATTACATAGAAAATATTTACATTACAACTTGCACTCCCTTTTCACTAGACCAAGCAACAACTACCTTTGACTTAATAAATAGATATGCGGAGATAGGGTTTCCATCAACCAATCCATTCTTCATTTGAATAGAAAACTGGGCGTTTGAGAAATCAACACCCTCACTATCCAACATATCATAGAGGACACCAACACCATAAACAGCACCAGTATCGGGCATAAAACGATATCCAGTTACAGCATTTTGATTACCCGTAAAATTGCGGTTGGATGTAAGTGGAGAAGCAGAAGTCCTCGTGTGGTGCTGCTCGGGAACGATGGAATTAAGGAAACCCTTAATAACTTGAGGATCAACAACCGTAGTAGCATTTGTAGTTGCATCATAAACACTCTCAACCTCAAAAGAAGATGGGAAACGCTCACCATTACGGAGAAATGAAATAGTTTCTAAATTAGCAATACCACCATCACCAGTCCCAGCAGCATTAGGTTTTAGAGTAGGCATATAAGTGAGGAATCCATCTTGCGATAAATTATTGATAAAACTTGATGGAACAAAATTGACAAAAGACGCAAGAACCTTTGATAATCCAAGATTGAAATTAATAATGGAGTTACTCGCTTCTAAAGTTGAGAAATATGAAGTGATTGAGTTGAAATCTAAAACACCAGTATCGGGAGATTTAACACCAGTTTCAACTTCACAAGTTAACTCAACATCACTCATTTCATAAAAAGCATTAGCAATATTGGTCGTGGTTGCATCACTAGAATAGAAGAACTGACTATCGGGGGCAAGGTGGATTTCAATTTCTAAAGGGACTTTATCAAGGGGCAGTTTAGTAACTCCAAGGGTTAAACCCGAGGGGAGAGGAATACAGAAAACCGAGTTGGTTGTATTACGAATCACATTATCACGATATGCTTGGTAATTAGGCATAATTAAAGCCGTCTTTGAAAGATGACCCGCCGTATCTTGCGTACCAGCCATAGTAGGCATATATGAAGCCATAAAGCGTCCATAGTGTCTAATATGCTCTATTACTTGTTTGGTTTCAGCGTGGCGAAAAACTAACTGATCTATTGCAGAATAAACACCTAGTTTATGAGAACCACGCAATTCAGTAGCGTTAACACCAGTAGGATGAAGAGTACCAGCAGCATCTCTCCATATATTAAGGTCACCCGAAAGACGAATGCTAGATAAATCTAACATAGCGTCTTGGCGACCAAGCGTAACAGTAAGGATTGGATTACCACGGGCAAACGACACCTTACCCGAGGCGGGAACATTATTCGGTTGAATATTAAGATACTTCTTGCTCATTTTATATTAATACAATATAAAATAATTTTGAAATAAAAAATTAAAAAAGATACATAGAAAATATTGATTATTTCTTTAGAGAGAAACCGTAACACTATCACCCTTGATAGATACACGACGGAGATGG